TTAAAGCAGCATATCCTAGAGCTTCACCAATCAGCTCTAGGTTTAAATTAGTAGAAGCGCCCCATGATCCTGACTCGTCACCAGTAGATATTTCTTTTAGTCTTAAATTATTTACATATGTAGCCATTGGTTAGCTCCCTAACTCTGGTTGTGTCTGGAAAATCAGCCGTTGACGGCCACGATCTAGCCTTTCTTCTATGATCTTAAATCGCAACGCGCACTCAGCTTCCTGTTTATTAAGATTGCTCATTCTACAAAGCCGGCCTAGCCCCTGTTGCAAAATCAGCTTGCGCTGGCCAGTCACGAAGAGCCTGTCTGTAAGTTATGTATGCTGCTCTTTGTGGATGATCGGGAGTTTGCACTATCCAATCACTAGCAAGTAGCTGCATATTTCTCCACTCTATCTCTGGTGTATTATTCATAAGTATCCTAGATCTCTTGCTACTGCATCTACAAAATTATGTATATCACTTTTAGTATACATATTGTTATTGCCGGAACCGGAGGTGTAGTGCGCCCCAAGCCAGTAATCTCTCCAGTAAAACCCTGCCTCCACTGTACTAGTAGTCGCATCGACAGAAACGTCTGGCCCTCGACCTTGACTATCAGGCAATACTATCTGCATACTACCCTTTCCTGTGGTTGCGTTGAGTATTTGCCCATACGATCCGCCACCCTGAGCAGACATATATGTGGCAATGTTGCCACGTACCCTCAGATAAATATCGTTATCTGTCGGCCCTATATATGGGTAAAAGGCGCTTGATAACCCCATTGTGTTAGCGGCAGCAGGAATTAAATAAGATGTTGTCAAAGCGCCATCTGAGGCTGCGAAGTGGAATTTAAAACCTCTTGCGAAAGAACCCGTTATTTCATTTGACATAATTGCGAACAAATTACCGCTACCGTCTTTCTGTAGGCACCAGCTATTCACTGTCATGCCTGTCCCCATATCTTGCCACGCATGTTGCACAAGGGTTCCTGCTTTATCAACGTGGCATAATTTCATCTTGTCAGGAGTGCTTGCGGTGTCCTTCACAAGCATATAGAGCTTATTATCATCGGCATCCATAAAAAGACCAGATTGCCACCATGTGCTAGGGCTGCCACTAAAATCTGCTGCGGTTATGCCCCCGGCCCATACTCCATCTGTGATCTGTGTCCCATCTGCCTCATAGTAATATAAAGCTATTGTATTCCTGATGTTAATCGAATAACCCGCTGCATCATCATTTGCAAAACCGGGAACAAATGGCCCGGAAGTATAACCTCCCACAAGCTCGTGGTAACGCCCTGTACCAAATGGTGTTGGCGAGGGCCACCTTGGCTCTCTATGTCCTAATACAATAGCCATCTAAAGCTCCTTCCAGCCGATTGTTGAATTAACGTATACGAGTTGAGTTGTAGCGTCTGGTTGCAGGACACCGTCATCCGCAACGCCACCTATCGGCTGCGAGTTTCTAGCAATAGCGACAGACGCTGTGCCAGAGTTGTTGAGGGTTATTGACCGACCCACTGTAGTGCCGCTTGGCAATGTAATGGTGAAAGCAGAGCTTGAAACACAAACTAATTGATCTCCAGCAGCGCAGGCGAAATTGGCTGTTTTTACCAGCCACGCACTATAAGCACCGCCGCCCGCGTCTTGCCAAGCAATATCAGTTCCATCACTCGTCAGGACTTGATTAACAGAACCTTGACCTAAGACCGTTGTTGCACTACTAGCATTCCCGTACAAGATACTTCCGCGATCTAAACCATCCAGCAGGTTAATTTCAGCGGCTGTAGAAGTAACTCCATCTAAGATATTTAACTCTGCGGCTGTGCTAGTGACACCATCGAGGATGTTTAACTCAGCGGCTGTAGAAGTCACCCCGTCAAGGATGTTTAACTCAGCCGTGGTGCTTGTGACACCGTCAAGAATATTAAGCTCTGCGGCTGTACTAGTGACTCCATCTAAGATGTTTAGCTCTGCCGTAGTGGATGTTACGCCGTCAAGAATATTGAGTTCTGCGGCTGTAGAAGTAACTCCATCTAAGATGTTTAATTCCGCTGCTGTAGCTGTAACACCATCGAGGATGTTTAACTCAGCGCCCGTTGATGTAATTGCTGTCCCTGCGTAAACTAAATTGCCAGCCGATACCGTGACATTGCCGGAAGCAGTTAACGCTGCGGCTGTTGTTGTTCCTGTCAGGTCAAGACCAATCAAAGCGTCAACTACCGCCGCACCAGCTCCAGCACCATCTAGGTAGATTGCCTTAACAGCCCCTGTAGGTATCGTGATATTAGCCCCACCTCCTTGGCTAATTATTATTGATTGACTACCGCCTGTTGCGTTTTCTATGATCTGAAAACGCTTCATGGTGTTAGGGCCAATAGTGATCGTACAGGCTGAGTCTAGTGTCCCTGTGTATTTCAGGTACATTGCCCTAGCTTGATCTGCCGCTCCATCCGCTACAGTAGATGTATGCGTATCTGCATTAGTAGTTATTGCTTCTGATCCAACGCCTAAAGCTTCCCCTATTAGCTCTAGCGAAGCGTTAGTTGTTGTACCCCAGTCAGCATCGCCGTCTGCGGGTTCTGCGACTCTTAAGTTATTTACATATGTTGCTGCCATAGTTTATGTCGCTATTTCCGTCCATATGGGTGATTGTGAAGCACTCAGAGGGTTCCATTGCGCGGTTTGTCCCGGAACAAGAGGGTTCCATTGCGCGGTTTGTCCCGGAACAATACCCTGCCAATAGGCTTTTAAGTCTTGAGTACCAATCGTCACTTCATTTCCAACCACCTCAACAAGCGGCCCAACGCCCTCAACAATAGCCACGCTCCCTAAAGAAGAGGACACGCTCTGGCCGGTTACAGGCACGGTTGCTCCAGCACTGCTGGTAGCAGATCCTTGAGCTAAGGTTAACCCAGTGAAGGCTACGTCTGACTCGTAACCACCTACGCTGTATCTTTGGGTTATGCTGTTATAACCCGAAAAGAATATGGTTACATCAGACATTAGGCGATCCTGATTATCGCATTACTCGCGTCTGCTGTAGGAAACTGTATGGTAAAATCCCCAGACTGAGAAGTCTTATCCCCCCCAAAGTCCAATATTAAAACCGCCCTATTTGCAGATCCCGCTGCTGTTGACGAGTTATATATCATAGCTCCCCTAGCTGTAATGCTTGAACTTGAAAATGTAAGGTCTGCAAAATCTGTTAGCGCGGTGGTGCTAGAAACAGTTGGGGTTACGTTAGTTAAACCTGCTCCTCCAGAGCTGTATCCCGTACCAGAGCTTTGCCCACTAGCTGTAAACGCAGCGGTAGCAGCACCCAAAGACGCGCTGCTCGTATACAAGGCAAGTTTAAATGCGTTTCCAGTCCCGGTGGTAGTTGTAGTTCCTCCACCACTCCCTAGGGTAAAATTGTGAATTCCTTGCAAAAGTTCTTGTTTAAAACTGGTACAAACTGCTTGACTGATAGCCATTTAGATCTTCCTTAAAATTTCTGCTATATCTTGATAGCCGCCTTGTTCAAATTCAGCAATCATATTTGTTTTACTGCTATTAACCGCTTCCTGCATATAATGCTTAATAACGTGGAAAACTTGAGCTTTAAAAGCCTTTGCTTGCTCCTTAACAAGGGGATGGCTTTCTTCACCAACATTGATAATGGTGTCCGTAGCTCTTCCCACCCAATGGTCTAAAGGAAGACCCTCATTTACCGTGACAACAACATTTACTTTCCCAGATTGAGCCGTGCTAACTTCTAACATTATGACCTCGCCTGCCTGATTGACCCAGACCTATAACTATCAGTAGTATCAGCCCCCTCCCCTAAAATCTTCAGGTTTGATATGGCTTCTTGGTATCTGCCGACATAAAGCTGCATTAAATCAGCCTCCCCTTTCAAGAAGGTGTATGCCTCAACAATTGACCCGTAAAGTAATGTGCTTTCCGCGTTAGTGCCAAGCCAGCTTGTTCCATCGCTCGACTCGGTAATTGATTCTGGTTTATGAAAGTAATGCAGCTCTACAGCGAAATCTGTATCGGGGGTAGGGCCAAGAATGAAGGTTTCTGCATCAAAGATTCCGTAATACTTTGGTGTTCCTTTGACTGTCGAGACAGGGTACGCCTCTCTTATGAAATTTACGTCCTTGAATATAAGAAACTCATAGCCGCTATTATCTAAAGCCAATGAATATGGAGATAAAAAATCATCAGGGCATTGAAGGTACTTATTCCCGTTAGCCATTACTCCGGTAGAGTTTTTTCTAAAGTCCGGCAATTGTACAGACTTCAGTATCCTGTCTTCTGCCTGCTTGATAATTGTAGGTAAATTGGAAACAAAAGTTGTCTCTGTTGTTTCCAAGTAGTCTTGAATTGCGGTTTTAAGCGTTGTAAATGTCCACGCCATTAGCTAGTTACCACCTTTACTTGTCCAGATTTAACTTCTATGTCTAGGCCCAAAGTCCTGCTTCCCAAAGGAGTATTTCCTCCTCCCACAGGGTTCCAAGCAAATAATTTTCTACTATCGTCTAACGCTCTATCTGGGCGGGGATTTCTAAGAGATCGAGGGTCATTGGTTTTTACTTTCCCCAGTTGAAGCTGGGGCTGATCAGGGTCAACAACATCTTTTCCAACTAAAAATCCAGTAGGCCTTTGATTAACTATCTCCGGAACCAAATCTTTAGTTTTGTACCTAAAGCCGGTCTTATCGCAGAAACCAAAAGAGTTTTTGCCCGCAGCAAATGCACTCAAAACCTATACCCTCCGGGCGATATGTACAAAGAGGACTTGTCTCTATCACTGTCGGCCGCAAGGGAAAACTGTTCTTCATACTCAGCTTTTAAAAACTGAGACCTAGCGCTTGAGTCAGCATATTTTGTGCTTAACTGATAAGCTAGACCGGAGACTAGGCAAGGTAAAAATCTTGCTGGTACATCCATATTGTTTGAAGCTGGGCTTCCTGTATCCTCTATTCTTTCCATATAGTAGTAGCCAAAGGTGTATGTGGCTTGACTGTCTGGAGAAGGCCAAACGTGAATCTTTACGCCTGTTGGCTTGCTTTCTACATAATACTGAAGGGGCTTGCTTTGAGTTAACTTGTTTGAAAGCTGGGCGTAATCGCTAACTGAAACCCTTGTCATTGACTGGTCAAACTGACTAGATACGCTTCCACCGTTAGTTCTAATAAAACCTTCGATTACATCTAGAACATAAACAGGCAGGTCATACGAAGTTGTTCCAGCCGTTAACGCTAGGGTTGTATCTTTGACGGTCCAGAGATTTAGACCTCTGTTTTGCCACTCCAACATCAACAAGTTAAGGCTTCTTCTGGCGGTCTTATAGTCGTAGCCGCTTCTTAACTCTCTGCCAGCCTTTTCAAAAGCCTCTTCCATTAAGTCTGCTAAGTCGAGATTAAATACATATGTTCCGCTAGTTGCCATTTTTATTTCCTTTTGGACTTGGCCCCAGAGCATTTCCATCTTTTGCGAGACAAATTGTTCGGAGTATTAGGGTCATTCTGTTTCTTTTTGGGAAGCCTCTTCTTTATGCCAAGACTGCGGGCGCAATAGCTGTCGCCTTTTGAAGTCCCCGGCTTGACTCTAGCACCACCACCTTTAGCCTTTCCAGCTTGACCATAGCTAACCTTCTTCCCTGAAGAGGTTACTTTAACCTTTGCTTTGCCTTTTGCTGGTTTACTGTTAGCCATCGCCTATGCCTTGTTGTTTTTAGGGTGGGCAGGGGTTTGCTGCCTTTAAGCCAGATCGCTCTGGCTAAAAAGGCGCTTACGCAAAACAGGCATTACCCGTAGCTTTTGGAAACCTGCATGATGACGTTGTAGACATCCCCGGCGGTGTGACCCACGGTTGTGAATAAAATATCTCCATTCTTTCCACTTCCAGAGTTATTCGGGATGCCGCTAAAGTCTGTTAGATCTAAAGTGTCAGACCAATCAGCATTTAACTGCCATGCCAATACATTGGTAGTAGCATTGAAGAATATCTTCACACCCATACCTATAGTGGAGTAATAAATCTTTTGGATTGTTACACCAGTACAAGCAGCATTAGTCATGGGGTCTGAAACCAAAGCAGATACATCTATCTTTGCTACAGCAGATTCACCATTTCCATCACTGACATTAGTGAATCTAAATATAGCCGTCTTCCCATCGTCCTGAATAGTTTGAGTAGCTACTGCATCAGCCATAGATCACCTCCTTTAAGACGCTGCGTCATAGCCTAAGATTGTGATAACCAGCCTACCTGCGGTGAAGTCAGCATTAGTTGTTGCGCCAGAAACCAAGTAAAGGTACTGATTAGCAACAATAGTCCCGCCTACCGTTCTTGTACCCACAGCAGCATCACCACCGTTGATAATCAAAGTTTCAGTCAAGCCGCTAATAGGGTCATTTTCTACACCTGTTGCTTCAGTAGCTGAGTAAAGATCAATGTCTGGGTCACCACCACCGGGAGCTTCAAAACACTCCATAGTTACGCCAAAAACAACACCAGTATCGGCTGTAGTAACACGGCCTATATAAGCTACTCCGGTGTCAGCGTCACCAATAATGTCGCCAGCAGCAGTAGATGCAAGGCCAGTAAGGTCAAGCATGATTGTTGTTTTTACAAGATTTA